GTCGTGAGCGGTGAGCACTTCACCGGCACGGTGGCGCTCAAGTTCGCCGACGAGCTGCCCACCGGAGTGAAGGCGCGCATCGTTCACGAGCTGGACGCGGGCGGCACCAGCGACGACTACACCGTGGCGCTCGCGGCCGACCTGGCCGAGCACGCGTTCCCGTACACCGGCCGCGTGGCCGAGGACCGGAACATGGTGGTGGAGATCGAGAACACCTCGGGCTCCCCCATCGTGCTCAACTGGGCTGCGGTGCGCGGCGGCACCTGGGCTCTGTAGGCCCCGGTGCAGGAGCCGACCGAGGCTGAGATGATCCGGGCACTGGGCACCAAGGTTGACTTGCTCACCGAGACCATCGGCCGACTGACCGCAACACTGGGTAACTACGTCACGCAGGAGCGGTATGAGTCGGACAAGCGTCTGTCGGAACTCCAGCACAACCAGCTAGCAGAGTCGGTGAAGGCGGACCGGGCACGGGCCGAGGGCAACCGCCGGCTTGCCTTGTCCGCCTTCATCGCACCCCTGATAGTGGGACTCGTCATCTGGTACCTCACCAAGGGCGGGTCCTGAAATGGACGGACGCGGACGAGCCGCACGCTACTGGCTGGTTCTCGTCGTCGTCTCCGCGGTCGTGGCCTACCTCGCGGTCATGAGCTACCGCATAGCGGGGCGGCTCGACCGTGCCGAGGACGACCGCGACAGGCTGAGAGCACAGGTGCTCCAGCTCGGGGGTACGCCCGTAGCGGGCGAGCCCGGCAGGGACGGGGCCGTGGGCCCCTCAGGAGCAGCAGGAAGGGACGGAGCAGATGGCAGCGATGGTGAGGACGGATCGCCTGGACCTAGTGGCAGCCCAGGTATGCCGGGCAGTACGGGTGCGCCGGGCGAGGCTGGCCCGCAAGGCAGCCCCGGACTCCCAGGGCCACAGGGTGCGACTGGTCCTGCGGGACCCACGGGCCCGGCTGGTCCGCAGGGCGAACGCGGGGACAAGGGCGACACGGGGGAGCCTGGCCAGTCGGTGATGTGCGCCGCGGGATACCACCCCGAGGACATCATCATCGTCCCGTACCAGGGCACCTACCAGGTGTGCCGCAAGGATGACGACGCAGAGTAAGGAGGGACCATGGCAGCCCGGAAGAAGGACAGCAGCTTCCCGTGGGTACGGCAGGCGTATGAGAGCGAGCCTTCGTACCAGGCGTTCCGTACCTACCTGAACTTCGGCCACGCCCGCACGCTGCGCAAGGTGTGCGAGGAGACGGCCAAGAGCTGGACCCTGATCAGCAAGTGGTCGGCGGAGAACGAGTGGTCGGCACGGTGCCGGGCCTACGACATCCACGTCTCCAACGCGGAGACCGACGGGGTCATCAGCGCCCTGGCCGTGTCCAAGGACAAGAACCTTGAGCTGGTCGACAAGCTCCGGGGCCACCTGTCCAACCGGCTGGACTCCTTCATCATGAAGGATCAGGACCCCACCATCAGGTGGACTCAGGCGCTCACCGCCATGGCCCGGCTCGAAGCGAACTGCTTCACGATCAAGGACGACGCGAAGACGGCCGAGAAGCTGGAGAAGGTCGAACAGCTGATCGACCGCGTGATGGCGGAGCGGGACTGACGTGCGGCCCACCCGGGCACAGCTGGAGCAGCTGAGCCCCGCCGACCTGGACCGGCTGGCCGAGCGGCTGGAAGCCATGGCCCAGGAGCGGGAGTCCGGCAAGGTCCCGTGGCTGTGCCCGCTGGCCGACTGCGACGGCCGCCCGCACAAGGGGCGCCCCGGTGTGCACGCGCGCGCCGACCAGCGGCCGCCACATGATGACGAGTGGGACGTCATCATGTGGCTGGCCGGCCGAGGGTGGGGCAAGACCCGCACCGGTGCTGAGTGGGCGATCAGCCAGGCCCGGAACCTGGAGCGGGGCGCACTCGTCGGCCCGACCGCGGCCGACACACGGGACATCCTCGTCGAGGGGGAGTCGGGCATCCTGGCCTGTGCCCCCGCCTCCTTCCGCCCCGTGTACGAGCCGAGCAAGCGACGGCTCACCTACCCCAACGGCTCGATCCAGATGTGCTACTCGGCCGACGAGCCGGATCGGTTGCGTGGTCCGCAGCACCACTACGGCTGGTTTGACGAGCTGGCCTCATGGCGACGGCTCCAGTACGCGTGGGACATGGCGCAGCTCGGCATGCGTCTGGGCGAGCACCCGCGTATCGCGATCACCACGACGCCCCGCCCGCTCCCGCTGGTGAAGGAACTTCTCAAGGATGAGATGTGCCGTACGGTGCGTGGCTCGACCTACGACAACCTTCACAACCTGGCACCCACCTTCCGCCGGGCCGTGGTCTCGAAGTACGAGGGGACCACGCTCGGGCGCCAAGAACTCAATGCCGAGGTGCTGGACGACCTGCCCGGTGCGCTGCTCTCCCGTGCGGTCATCGACGCGGCACGGGTGGAGACCGAGCCCGAGTGGCGCCTGAGGATCGTGGCCATGGACCCCGCCGGTACCGGCCTCGGGGACGAGACCGGGCTGATCGCGGGCGGACGCGGCACCGACGGGGACGACTACGTGACCCACGACTGGTCGGACAAGCTGACCCCGCAAGCGGCCGCCGTCCGGGCGTGGGACTTGTTCGATCATGTGCGCGCTGACGTCCTCGTGTACGAAGACAACTTCGGCAAGGGCTGGGTCAGCGAGGTGCTGACCAAGGTGTGGCGGGAGCGCAACCCCGAGCTGCACACCCAGGGTGTGGCGTGCCCCCTCGCGGAAATCCATGCCAGTCACGGGAAGCAGCTGCGCGCCCAGCCCGTGGTCATGCGCTACGAACAAGGACGCGTCCACCACGTCGGCGACCCCGCCGACCTGGCCCAGCTCGAAGACCAGTACACGACGTGGATCCCCGAGGAGACCCCGTCCAAGTCGCCTGACCGTGTCGACGCGGGAGTCCACCTGGTGAGCTACCTCATGAAGCGGTTCGACCGGGCGCAGTCGCAGATCGTCTCGCCCCACGGGCGCGCCACCAAGGGGGCCAGGGTGCACCCCCTGTACGCAGCGCGTGAGGCCAAGAGGCGGCGCGAGCTGGAGCGGGGGGCATGATAGTGACCATGGGACACACGGCAACGCTGCTCCTGGCCATGCTGGCCACGGCCAGACTCACACGACTGGTGACCACGGACCGTGTGTTCCTCGCGCCCCGGCGGTGGCTGCTGCGCCGGCTGATTGCCCGGTACGGAGAGAACCACCTGTTGCCGTACCTGATTACGTGCGACTGGTGCGTGTCGGTCTACACGGGCGCCGGGGCGGCAGCGGCGTGGGCATGGGCAGGCGACACGCTCTGGTTCCAGCTGCCGGCTGCGGCACTGGCGTTCAGCTACGCGGCGGGGTTCCTCGCCTCCAAGGAAGGCGGTGAGTGATGGGGCTGCTGTCACGCAAGGACAAGAGCGAGGCCGTACCCCGGAGCGTGATGGCCGCGGCCGTGCCGCTGTCAGGACCGGGCATGGTCACGGTGAGCAAGGCGCTCAAGCCGGGCACCGAGGACTGGCAGAAGGAAGCCTGGTACCACTACGACGCGTGCGGCGAGTTCCGTGCGGCCGTCACCTGGATCGCCAACGCGGTCAGCAAGGCGGACATCTACGCCGCGGAGACCGACCCTGAAACCGGTCTGGTCACCGGACCGACCGAGGACGTGCGGGCGCAGAAGGCGGCCGCACTGGTCCTGGGCGGGGCCACCAAGCGGGGCCAGCTGCTCAAGACCCTCGCGGTCCAGTGGCAGGTACCGGGCGAGTCGTTCATCATCATCCGTCCCGTCAAGCCGAAGAACGGCGTGCCGCAGCCGGACGAGTGGCTGGTCATCTCCGGCACCAAGGTCACGTACAAGGGGAAGGGGTGGCAGTACCAGGACCCGTGGACCCTGGCCGAGGTGCCACTGACCGACGTGGACCGGCTCATCAGGGTGTGGTCCCCGCACCCCAACGACGGGGCCAAGGCGGACAGTGCGGCACGCCCGGCGCTGCCCATCCTGCGTGAGATCGAGCGCAGTTCCATGAACATCATGTCCCGTCTCGACTCCCGTCTCGGTACGAACGGCGTGTACTGGATCCCCGCGGAGATGGACTTCCCCCGCGAGGAGGGGCAGACCCTCGGGGAAGCGTTCGCCGATCAGCTGCTCACCGCGTTCGAAGCGTCCATGCGCGACCCCGCCTCGCCCGCGGCACAGGTCCCGTTCATCGTCCCCGTACCGGGCGACATGATCGACAAGGCCAGGCACGACGACTTGGCCACGGAGTTCGACAGCACGGTGGGTGAGCTGAGGACCACGGCCCTCGCCCGGCTCGCAGCCACGCTCGACATGCCCAACGAGACGGCCGAGGGATCGACCGGTGGCATGAACCACTGGGGTGCCTGGCAGGTGGAGGAGTCCACCTACAAGATCTTCATTGAGCCATTCCTCGGCATCCTCGGTGACGGGATCACGCATGAGTGGTACTGGGCCGTGCTCCGTGCCATGGGTGAGGAGAACCCGGAACGGTTCGTCCTCGGGTGGGAGACGAGCGGGATCGTCTCGCGGCCGGACCGCACGGGCGAGCTGAAGGATCTGTGGGACGACGTACTGATCAGCGACGACTACCGCCGGGCACAGGCCGGTATCCCCGACGACGCGATCCCCACCGAGGACGAGAAGCGCCGACGCGAGCTTCTGGAGATGGTCAAGGTGGCGCCGACGCTGCTCGCCGATCCGCGTATCGGGGCCGAGCTGTTCGGCTTCGAAGTGGCTCCGGCTGCGGTGAGCGTCGACCCCGGAGCCGCCGAGGTGAAGGCGGGGGAGGAAGCGCCGGCGCTTCCCTCCGCCACTCCCTCCGAGCCCGCTGCTCCAGCTGAGCAGCCTGCCGACGACGTGCCCGAGGGTCTGGTCGCGGCGGCCGAGCTGATCGTCTACGACGCACTGTCACGGGCGGGCGGGCGTCTGCTCACCCGTGAGTACCGGGGCCAGTTCGCCAGCACGGACAAGTGGGCGTTGCACACCGTGATCCCGGTGGACCAGTCGTCCACAGACCGGCTGCTCGCCGACTCGTTCCTGTGGACGGACCGGGTGGCCGACGCATTCGGGGTGGACGGTACGCGGCTGGACGCCCAGCTCACGGAGTACGTGACGTCCAGGCTCATGACCCGCTCACCGCACTCACGGGCGGCACTGGTCAACTACCTGAAGTGGACGCCGTGATCACGCCGCCGACCGATGACGGACTGCCCTCGCGGCTGCGGGCGCTCGCCTTCATCCGTGAGGGTGAGGCGGCCGTGGGCCGGTCCTGGTTCCGCTCCCTCACCCGCTGGCTGGATCGTGTGCGGCCCGGGGTCGTGGCGGGGGGACAGCTGGACCCCGGGCGCGTCTCCGACCATAACGGCTACTGGACCGATCAGGTCAACGTAGAGGTACTGCCCTCGGTACGGCAGGTACTGGGTGACGCATGGGCCCGTGTGCGGGGCCAGGGGCCCGAGCGGGACGTCTGGGTCCAGGGCTACTTGGACGACGTTGGCAACCGCCTGGTGCGTCTGCCGGACGAGGTGTACGCGCTGATCGTGGCAGAGATCGAAGCGGGCCTCAGGGACGGGTCCGACATCCCGACCGTGACCGCACGGGTCAATGAGGTGCTGACCGCTACAGGCAGTGAGCGGTGGCCGAACCGGGCGCGCACCGTGGCCCGGACCGAGACGATCGGGGCCGTGAACGCGGGCGTGTTCCGGGCCGCTCAGCTGGACGCACAGGACCGTGGCGACCCCGCCCCGTTCAAAGTCTGGCTGGCCACGGACGACACCCGTACGCGGCACACGCACAACGAAGCGGACGGACAACGCACCCTCCTGGACTCACCCTTCCAGGTCGGTGCGGCGCAGCTCTTGTTCCCGGGGGACCCGAGGGGCCCGGCGGGTGAGGTGATCAACTGCCGGTGCACGGTGCTGCCGGTGATCCTGGGTGACGTGCTGGACTGGACGGACAGGCAGCGACCGAGAGAAGGAGGCAGCGATGCCTAGGACATGGTCAGCAGTGCTGGCGCGCATCGGCGTGCCCACCGGGGACGGGCGCATTCTGGCGCCCGCCGGAGGGAGTAGCCGTTCCCTCCCGCTTCCACTGTCGTTCCAGCAGCAGAGCGGGGACGGACACGGCGGCTCGGTCGTGGTCGGCCGGATCGAGAGCGTCCAGTTCGCCGACGGAATGGTGACCGCCACCGGTTCACTGCTCGACTCGGGCGAGTGGGGCACGGACGTGGTGGAACAGCTGGAAGCCGGAGTGATCGGGCCGTCCGTGGACCTCGATGACATCGAGTACGTCATGGACGAGAACGAGTTGCTGGTGCTCACGAAGTGGCGCGTGGCCGGAGCCACGCTCGTGGCCATTCCCGCGTTCGCCGACGTGTCTCTCACGCTCGACCCCGTACCGGCCAGCCCCATGCCGGACACCGAGGCGGAGGTAATGGAGCCAGTGGCGGAAGGGTTCTGGGCCTCGGCCACCGCCGCTACCGCAGTCCTCCCCACGCTGGAGTGGTTCAAGGCACCCGACCTGGACCGGCTGACCCCGCTCACGGTGAGCGACACCGGCCGCGTGTTCGGGCACATCGCCCCCTGGGGCCAGTGCCACGTGGGCTTGCCGGGCTGCGTCACGGCCCCGTCCAGCCCGAGCGGGTACGCCTACTTCCACCAGGCCGAGCAGCCCACGGCCGAGGGCGTCACGCTGCCCGTGGGGACGCTCGTGGCGGGGCCGAGGCACGCCGATGCCCAGCTCGCCTTCCACGCGGCCACACAGCACTACGACGACGTGGACGCGGCTGTGGCCCGGGTGGTCGCGGGTGAAGACGAGTTCGGCATCTGGGTCGCCGGCTGGCTGCTCCCCGGTGCCAAGCCCGAGGCGGTAGAAACGTTCAGAAATTCACCCATATCGGGCGACTGGCGCCGGGTGGGAGGCGCACTGGAAATGATCGCGGTGTGCTCCGTGAACGCCGCAGGGTTTCCGGTGCCGAGGGCTCGGGTCGCGTTTTCCTCCGGCCGTCAGCGGACGCTTGTCGGGTCGTTCGGGATCACTCCGGTGGCCGAGGCGGTCGGGCCGGAGGTAGTGGAGGCAGTAACCGGAGTGAATCAGGCCCGGGCCCGGTGGGCTCTGGCGAGCATCGAGAAGGGATGACGACATGGCATGCGGAGCGTGCGGCAACCGGAAGACGGCGGGCGTGGGGAGTCGGATGGAGTACCTGGTGACCTACGGGAACGGCAGCACCGAGCGGGTGGCGGATCTGGCCACGGCCCGGCAGCGGCTCGCGCTGAGCGAGCACGGAGGTAGTTACCGGCTGGTACCCACAGCCAAGAAGTAAACCGGGCACAAAGGACAAAGGCCGTTTGGCATCTGCTACTGGAACGTAGCGGGGCCAGGCGGCCTTTGTGCGTACAGAGCGTGACGAACTGCGATCGACTTTGGGGCTATGGAGGTAATGGAGGTTCTGAGACCACCCCCGCGTATAGAGAAAAAGTCTCTGAAAGAGCGCTCATATGAGCGCTCCGCAGGTGACGTGTTTTTCCTATAGGGGAGCGTGGTCGGCCCGCCTCCATTCCGTCATTACCTCCATTAGGGAACCACCTTTCCTTCCCTTAAGCTGAGCCCGTGACTAGCAACCCCATCCTGGGCGTCAACAAGCGACCGGCCGACGCGATCATGTGGCAAGAGTTCGAAGCGCTGTGCTCGCGTCTCCGCGTCTCTCAGTCCCGTGCGGGCACCGACGCTGTGCGGGACTGGATCAAGGCTCACCGCGACGACCCCACCCCACCCCTCTTGGTCAAGCCGAACCCGCGAGCCATCAAGACCGACCCGTTCAAGGGGCAGCCCAGCCGCTGACTCCGCTCGCAGCGCCCACCCGGGTTACTCTGGGTGGGCGCTGCTGTGCTGTGGGCCGAGCGTGAGTGACGTGAGACCACCCGTCCCCGCGTGCCCACAAGGAGGCACCAGCCATGACCCCCGAGGAACTTCAGGCTCTCAAGGCCGAGTTCGCCGCTCTCGACGACGCGGCGCTCACTGCCGAGTACGAGCGCATCCGCACACGCGGCCAGGAACTCGCCGCCAAGGCGGACGCCGACTTCACCGAGGAGGAGCGGGCCGAGTTCTCCGCCCTCGCCGCTCGCATCGGCCCGGTGCAGGAAGCGATCACGGAGCGCACCGCCGCGATCGAAGCGGCCAACGCCACCCGCGAGTCCTTCGCTACGCTGCCCGAGGCTGCGCTCCCCACGGCCGTCGTCCCGACCGCAGTCCAGAAGGCCGACGAGAACGCCCCTGTGCCTGTCTCAGAGCCCGTGAGCGCCCCGGCGGTCCAGGTGCCCAGCGTCGGCGACCTGAGTGCTCAGACGCCCGTACAGCCCCCGCCGGGCCGCACTGTCCGCCGCGACACCGTGCGTGCCGAGCTGTCCGCCCAGGCTGCCTCGCTCCTCGGTCTCAAGGCCGGCGACGAGTACGGCGGCGACAACAACATCGGCATGGCCCTGATCAAGAACGCACAGTCGTTCGGGTTCAAGGGCGCGCCGGGGCAGCGCCAGACCATGGCGCAGTTCAAGCGCGACCGCGGTGCCGAACTCACCGTCGACACCGGCGACGGCCCCGAGACCATGCGGATCCTGCGCCACGCCCGCAACGAGAAGCGTCTCGAAGGCGGCTCGCTCGCCAACTCGTGGATGAAGTCGATCGAGCAGGGCGCGAGCCTCACGGCCGCGGCCGGCTGGTGCGCCCCGTCCGAGAACGACTACGACCTGTGCCGGGGATGGGACGCCCCCGTGGGCATCCTGGACCTGCCCTCGGTCACCGTCACCCGCGGCGGTATCAACTACACCGACGATCCCGATTTCCCGACGATCTACGCGAACGCGGTCGCGGCCGGCGGTGGCTCGAACTTCCTGACCGAAGCCCAGGTGATCGCGGACACGGCCAAGACGTGTTCTGAGATCCCGTGCCCGACCTTCGAGAACCGGCGCCTGGACGTTCTCGCTCTCTGCATCCGCGTCAGCTTCCTTCAGGCGGCCGGATACCCGGAGGTAGTCGACGCGTGGGACGCGGGCCTGAGGGCCGCTCATGAGGCGGAGATGAACCGCATCATCATCGCCGACATCATCGCCCGTGCCGGAGCAGCCACGACCCTCACTCCTCCGGATCCCGACGTCGGCGACTCGTGGACGTCCGGTCTCCTCGCGGGCATCGACCTGGCGGCCGAGGACATCCGCTACCGGTTCCACATGGCGTTCAACGCCACCATTGAGATCGTCCTCCCCCACTGGGTGCTGCTCCAGATCCGGGCCGACCTGTCGCGTCGCTCGGGCGGGTTCATCAGCGTCACGGATGCTGAGATCGCCCAGTGGTTCGCCATCCGCAACGTGCGCGTCCAGTTCGTGCGTGGATGGCAGGATGGCCTGATCACCGGCGGCGCGCTCAACGCTGCGTTCCCGGGCGGCGACGCGGCTGCGCCGTTCATGACCGTTCTGCCGACCGGGGTCAGCTTCCTGGCCTACCCGGCCGGCTCGGTCGCGGTGGCGCGCCAGGATGTGGTCACCCTGACCAACGTCTACGACGCGGCGTCACTCGCTGTGAACGAGTTCACCAGCCTGTTCGCGGAGGAGGGGTTCGCGCCCATCTACCCGTGCCCGGGCCAGCGTCTCTACACGCTCGCGGGTCTGTGCAACGCGGGCACCACGGGCGCGTCGAACATCGACTGCGTTGACGCCGCCTAGTCCCTCCTGATCCGGTGAGGGGCCCCCGTCGTCCCTGGGCCCCTCACCACTCACACGGAAGGGAGGGAGACACATGGCAGTCATCACGAGCAACAACCACACCGTTGCCACGCCGCAGCCCGGACGCGTCCGCTACGGGCTGTTCAGCGCAGCGACGATCATCGAGAACATGGAACCGCACGCCATCGGCGCCGGTATCCAGTTCGCTGCGCCTGACTGCGGCGTAGCACGGCTGTACGACTCCAGCTGTGCGCCCGGTGACTCGGATGCCAAAACCTTCGACGAAGGACTCGGCTACCAGTTCGCCGACCCGTACTGGGTCTACTCCACCCGGCAGTGCGGCACGGTGGGCCACACGCCCGCCGAGTTCACTGAGACGGTGCGCCGGCGCCTCCTGGGCGGCGAGCAGACCCAGGTGGAGGCGGCGCTGTGGGGCGGAACCACGCCCTCGGTCGATCCGAACCTGATCGGGCACGCGGGAACGGTCGTGGCGACCGCACTCGACATCGGGTTCGGAGCGGCCATCGCTGCCCTTGAGGAGTCCTTCTACTCGGCCTACGGGTACATGGGCACCATCCACGTCAACACGGCCGCCTACGGGGCAGCAGCGGACTCGGGACTGATCGTCCAGGGTTCGGTACTCACCACCCCGCTCGGCTCGTCGTGGTCGTTCGGTGCCGGGTACGACATCACCGGACCGACCGGCGCAGCCCCGGCCGCGGGCAACGTGTGGGCGTTCATGACCCCGTACGTCGCCGTGTACCGCTCGGCCCTGATCGCCCAGGACGACCCCAGGGCGTTCCTGGACCGCTCAGCCAACCAGTACCTCGGGCTGGCTGAGCGCGTGTACGCGGCCACATGGACGTGCGACGTGGTTCACGCCATCGAAGTCCCGGTCCTCGCCGGTGCTGAGACTCAGGTGGTGGCGCCGTGAGCGACCGCTACGCAGGATGGGTCTCCGTGGTTCCGGCCGCCGGGAAGCTGACGGAGACGGCCAGGGAGCTGCTGACCCTGGCCGGTGACCCGTCGCTGGTGCGCACGGACGGTAACGGCACCGAGTTCCTGGTTCCGTCGTGGGTCGCCGACGCGTACACGACGCCGACCCCGCCCCCTCCCCCGCCGAAGAAGCGGGCACAGTCCAAGACGAGTGAGGAGTAACCATGCCTACGCTGTGTTTCCCCATGGCACGCGGGCGCGTCATGCGCCTCACGCGCCTGGACGAGTGCGGCGCGCCCGTTGAGGGCGTCTGCTCGACCGTGGTCACCGACGGGTTCGCGTCCGTGACCGATACCGCCAACTACCAGGACACCGAGGAAATCTCGGTGCCCAACGCGAACGGTGCGCTGTGCATCGACGACCAAGCCTCGCCGGCGCTCCGCTGGCTGGACCTGGCCGTCCAGATGTGCGTCACCGACCCTGATGCGGTCAACATCATGACCGGCGATCCGCTGGTTCTGGACGACGCCGTGGCTCCGAACACGGTGGGTTACCGCATCGACCAGTCCCTGACAGGGTCGGCGGACTTCGCGCTCGAACTCTGGTCGGGCATCCCCAACCAGACCTGCCCCGCCTCGGGGTTCCCGTACTACGGCTACTGGCTGTTCCCGTGGATCAAGGACGTCCGGTGGGGCGAGTCCACGGTGGCGAACGCTGGCTACCTCCTCAACTTCACCGCCCGTACCCAGGTCGGCGGAGCGTGGGACGTCGGCCCGTACAACATCCGGCGCGACGCAGTGACCCCGGCGACCCTGGAGCCGCTGCTCACCGCGATCGGTGCGGACCAGCCGAAGCACTTCCAGTTCACGACGCTGGCTCCTCCGACGCCCACTTGTGGGTGCACGGAGCTGGTTATCCCGTAGCCTTCGAACAGGTGATGGAAGCGGAACCCCCGGTGTGACCAGCGCCGGGGGTTCCGTCACGCTCGGGGGTTCCCATGGCTATCAAGAAGCCCATTCAGATCGCGGGCACCAGTACGCCCATCCGCCAGCCTGGCAATCTGCCGGTCATCCGCTCGGGGGCCTGGCACTCACTGCCACCGTTCGGGGCCACGAACAACGCCACGGTGCCGGACGGCCGCCTGTTCGCCCTCCCGTTCTGGCCCGGGCGACGCTGCGCGCTCCTCGGTATCGCGGTCAACGTCACGCTCGCGGCCGTGGGCGGGAACCTGCGCATGGGCCTGTACACGTCCGCCAACGGGCTGCCCCTCAGCCTGGTGAGGGAGTTCGGGTCCATGGGCGTGGGCGTGATCGGCATTCAGCAGTTCTCGGGGTTCTCCACCCATGTGGAGCCGGACCTGTACTTCCTCGGCATCTGCCGTCAAGGGGGTGTTCTCAACCTGGGCTTGTCCACCCGCGACACATGGGATCCGATCATCTCCGAGCTGACCCCGGTCATCGGCTCGAACCTCAACAGCTACTACATCGACGGGGTGCCAGGGGCGTTCCCCGCTCTGTTCGGGCCGCCGGACGGGTCTGTCCAGGGCCCGAGTGCTGCTGTCCAGCTCACCTGACCCGTACTCTGAGCGGGAAGGAGGGACGATATGAGCACATGCGGATGGACGGCCGACACAACGTGCTGCCCCGATTGGGACGACTTCCCGGGCCCGGTGCAGACCGCGGCCACGACGATGGCCACGGCGCTGCTCGACAGGCTCACGGGCTACCGGTTCGGCCAGTGCCCCGTCACCGTGCGGCCCTGCGGCAAGGGCTGCTCCGGCTTCACCGGATACATGACGTGGCCTGTGGGCGCGCCCGCTTCCAGCGGCTCGGGCTCGCCGTGGATGATCCCGTTCGTGGACAACGGCGTATGGCGCAACTGCGGATGCACCGGCGGGTGCACCTGCCGGGCCATGTGCGAGCTGGTCATCGGCGTACCCGTCGCGGAGGTGACGGAGGTAATGATTGACGGGATGGCGCTCGACACTGATGACTACCGGCTCGACCGCACCGAGCGGGGCGCCGTGCTCATCCGGCTGGACGGGGAGTGCTGGCCCGAGTGCCAGGACATGGACGTGGCCCCGGATGCCGTGGGCGCCTTCACGGTCACGTACACGCCTGGCGCGCCCCTGCCGGCCGACGCGCCGTTCTACGCGGGCATGCTCGCGTGCCAGGTCGCCAAGGCGTGCCAGGGCGGGGGTGACTGCGTACTGCCTCAGCAGCTCCAGTCGCTCAGCCGGAACAGCATCGAAGTCCAGGTTCTCGACCCCGCCACGCTGCCCGACTCGATCCTGACCGGGATCGCGGAGGTAGACAGGTGGGTTCGCTCGGTCAACCCGGCGAACCTCCGTCAGCGCCCCCGCGTCCTCTCACCGGACATCCGCCCCCACCGGGTGGTGACACCGTGACGATCTATATGGACGTGGCGCAGGAACTGCTGAACTGCTACTCCACGGCGCTGAACACCCTTCCCGCGGCCGACATCCCGGGCACCATCTGTCTCCGTCACGGAGACGGGGTCGCCCCGCTCCTTGGCACTCAGGCGGACGAGTGCTGCTCCGGCCTGGCATGGGTGCGGATCAAGAGCGTTGAGCCGTTGCGTTCGGAATCCCTGCCGGGCTGCCCCTCGGCTGAGCGCCGGGTGATCTTGGAGATGGGCGCCGTGCACTGCCTTCCGTGGGGGACAGTCCAGACCCCGCCCGCGTGCGAGCAGTGGACCGATGTGGCTCTCCGGGCGGATGCCTACCACGGGGCTATGGAGGCGGCGCTGTGCTGCCTCAGGGGCTCTCTCAGCCGCGACGATGCCGAGCAGATCGAAGCGGGCATGTACGAGCCGGTAGGGCCCGACGCGAACTGTGTGGGCGGCACGATGGAAGTGATCGTGGAGACCAGCTGCGGATGCGGAGTGACGACGTGAGCGCGAAGAAGGACACCAAGCCACCGGTACGCACGCTGCGCGTACTGCGGTCGTTCGATCTCCTGGCCAAGGGAGAGACGTTCGAGAACGTCGTCACTGCCCGTGTCCAGTCCCTGATCACGTTGGGGTTCTTGGAGGTGACCGGCGATGGCACGGATCAGGCTGGACCGGGGTCAGCTGGGTCGGGTGATCAAGGGGGAAGCCCGGAAGGCGCTGCGGCTGAGAGCGCCCCAGGTGCTCAACCGGGCCAAGATTTTGGCGCCGGTGGATACGGGGCGCCTTCGTAGCTCGGGCAAGGTGAGTTATTCGGGGCTGTTCACCTTCCGTCCTAAGGCAACCATCGTCTTTGACGTTGAATACGCAGCCATGGTCAACGACGGTACGCGGCCCCACATCATCCGGCCGAAGAATGCCCGCGTGCTGCGCTTCGTGGTGGGCGGACGCGTCGTGTACGCACGCGTGGTCCACCACCCCGGCACGCGCGCCAACCCCTTCCTGGACCGTGCGCTGAGGGAAGTGGTCAGCGGCCATGGCTGGACCGTGACCAACGCGTAGACTGTCTGGTATGGACGACAACGCACGCACCCTCACGATCGACATCAAGGGTCACCTCTACGACGCTGCCCCGCTGGACGAAGGCCAGATGGTGGCCATTCAGCTCATCCGCTCCCTGCCGGAAACCTCCATCCTCCCTGTCCTCGGCTCGCTCCTGCGCGCTGCACTCGGGGACGACGGGTACACCGGCCTGATCGTCCGCATGAGCGCGTCAGAAGTAAGCCTCCAGGACCTGATGGCGGGACTTACCAACCTGGCCAAGGCCACGGGCGACGCGAAGACCGAGGCGAAGAAGGCCACGAAGAAGACCACCGCGGTGGTCTCCGGTGACGGGAACTGACCCGCTCCGCCTTCTCTCCCGCGGGCCCGCGTACGCGCGCGTGGGCGGACACGAGCTGATCGTCCCCTGGCATCCGGCCAGGGACTGGCTCGAAGCGATCAGGCACGATCACCGGGGCCTGGTGCTCCGCCTGGCCGAGGACGCGGGCGACCTGGTGGCCGGTCTGGCTGACCTGTCCGTCCCCCTCAGCGACGTGGAGAAGGGCTCGGTCCAGCTCTTGGAGGAGGAG